CTGGTGGACACGCTGCGCCAGTGGGAGCGTCACGCGGCAGTAGAATTTGAGAAGGCAACAACTTATTAATATGATCGGAGCAAATGGCGACACTTTTTTGCACGTTAGTGTTGACTTTGCATAAAACTGTCCTGTATGCTTCTGATTATGGAGTATAACGCCTGTAGATAATTAACCTCTAAAAGCCCGCCACGTTGCGGGTTTTTTTGTACCCGTATTTCCTGCGCACCGCCCGCGCATTCATCACGTCGAACCAATCCATTTGAAATGAGCCTTTGAGGAAGTCGGTTAGCGCTGGCGAGCCTCGACGGGCTGGTTTCCTGTGCGGCAAAGGTTCATTTCAAAGTAAGGCATACGCATATCATGAGCATCACCCAAGAACGGCTGAAAGAGGTTCTGAAGTACGACCCTTTGACTGGTTTATTTGTTTGGATCAAGCGAACAAACTCACGGTCTACGCCTGGCAAAATAGCCGGGAACGCAGATACGTACGGCTATATCCAGATAATGATCGATAAGAAATTAATTTTCGCTCATCGGTTGGCTTTTTTGTATATGGACGGTGCGCTGCCGCCGGCTGATAAGTGTGTCGATCATATCAATGGCAATCCCAAAGATAACCGATGGGACAACTTACGTATCGTTACCCAGTTTGTTAATCAACAGAACAGACACAAAGTTCGAAAAGGGGCGAAGTCCAAGCTGATTGGAGCAAACTGGTGCAAAGCTCGCGGCGTATGGCGTTCCGCTATTCGCATCAACGGGCAACGTAAAGAGCTCGGTAGTTTCCAAACTGCGGAGTTGGCTCACGAGGCTTACATGAAAGCTAAAGCTGAAATGTGTCGTTAACGCCTACACGAATAAAATAAATTAAGCCCTGCCTGTATTAGTGGGGCTATTTAGTTTCTACACAACGGAAATCGCTTTGAGTATGTGACGACATCCCGGTGAGACCAGGCACACTTCCCTGGCGCGGCAAAGCGATCCCCATTGTGATGAAGCTCAGCGGCGAGCTAGGGAATAGTTTTGCGGTGAATATTCTGGATAAGTAGCCACAAGGCGCGCGTAACCCAATCGGCAGCGCACCGATGGAAGCTGGTTCGACTCCAGCCTTCACAATCATTACTACAGGCTACCTTCGGGTGGCCTTTTTTGTTTCCCCTCAACCTTCTGAGAGTATCAACAGCAATAAGAGGGGGCTTAATGTCCGATCCATTAACCGGCACCGGCGCAGTTCTCGGCGGCGGCCTGCTGGGTTCAGTCCTGTACGGCGTCTTTACTCATACAGATTTCGGTGTGGTGTTTGGGGCGTTTGGTGGTGCGGTGTTCTACGTCGCAACAGCAACGAACCTGTCTCGTGCACGACTGGCTGGGTATTTTCTGACGTCGTTTATCGTTGGGGTGCTTGGGGCTGGATTTGTTGGCTCACTGCTAAATGCCGCATCGCGATATGAAAAACCGTTGGATGCACTAGGAGCAGTGATTCTGTCTGCCCTGTGTATCAAAATCCTAACTTATCTTAATAACCAGGATCTGAACAGCCTGTTCAGCTTTTTCTCGCGTTTACGCGGAGGAGGGGGAAATGGCAGGTGAGCTGACTGCATTCTTTAATGCATTTATCTGCGCGGTAATTGTTATCGTTCTGATGTTCTACCAGCGACATGGCGCCCGGCATCGTCCTTTCATCTCTATCATGGCGTATGTAACCGTACTGGTTTATGCCGTTATCCCGTTGCAGTTTATCTTCGGTCTCTATCGTGACTCCAGCTGGCTGGTGGTGGTGGCAAACCTCCTTATCTGCGCCGCCGTTATGAGGGCCCGGGGAAATCTGGCACGTCTGGTAGATCATCTGAGGCACTAATGAACCAAACACAATTTGAAAAGGCGGCAGGTATAAGCGCCGGTCTAGCCGTGCGCTGGTTTCACTATATCGATGCTGCAATGAAGGAATTCGGCATAACCGCGCCGCTCGATCAGGCCATGTTTATCGCGCAGATGGGCCATGAGTCCGGCGGTTTCACCCGGCTGGTGGAAAACCTGAACTATGCGGCAGAAAACCTGGTACCTACGTTCGGCAAGCATCGCATTACTGCACAGCAGGCCGCCGCACTTGGCAGAACGGCAACGCAACCGGCAAATCAGAAAGCGATAGCCAATCTGGTTTATGGCGGTGAGTGGGGCAAAAAGAACCTGGGCAACCAGGTTGCTGGTGATGGCTGGAAATATCGCGGTCGCGGCCTGAAGCAAATCACCGGGCTCAGCAATTACCGCAACTGTGGCCACGCGCTGAAGTTGGACCTTGTAACCCAGCCTGAATTGCTGGAACAGGATGAATATGCTGCGCGCTCCGCTGCATGGTTCTATGTCTCGCACGGATGCCTGCTCCATTCCGGCGACGTGGAGCGCGTGACGCTGCTTATCAACGGCGGCCGTAACGGGCTGGAACAACGGCGCACCCTGTTTAACCTGGCGAAATCTGTGCTGGTGTGAGGTCACTATGGGGTTTGAAACTTTAATTGGTATTGCTGCAGCAGTCATTGCCGCCATCGCTGGCGCTTTCGGCCTGGGCCATATTCGCGGCTCAAGCAAAGCAGAAGCAAAAGCAGATCAGCAGCGCACCGAAGATAACGCAGCGGCAATGGTCGCAGCAGCAGAACGCCGGGTAGAGACAACGAAAGAGGCCAGCAATGTACAGCAGACCGTTAACCATATGCCTGGCGATGATGTTGATCGTGAGCTGCGTAACACGTGGAAGCGCGGCTCATAAGGGGTGAACATGAGGAAAACAATCGACATAACCGGCGTTAAGTTTGGCAAGCTGACTGTGCAGTCCTACGCCAATAAGGATAAATCGGGCGTTTCAATGTGGTTGTGCGGTTGTGAGTGTGGCACAGAAAAAATAATCAGGTCAAACGCCTTACGCTCTGGCAGGACACAATCTTGCGGTTGCATGTCAGGTGTAAAACACGGGCATCGCAGACCGTCAGAAACTTCTCCCACTTATATCAGCTGGCTGTCAATGCAGCGGCGCTGCAATTGTCCCGGCGATGCGTATTACGGAGATTATGGTGGTCGCGGAATTTCAGTTTGTGAGCGTTGGGGCAATTTTGAAGCTTTCCTGAAAGACATGGGCGAGCGTCCAGCAGGTCATACACTTGATCGGATTGATGTAGATAAGGCGTACTCACCAGAAAATTGCCGATGGGCGACACCAAAAGACCAGGCAAGAAACCGACGAAGTAACCATATGCTCGATACACCAGCAGGTCGAATGTGCATTACCAAAGCAGCCGAAACCTATGGTGTAAAAGTAAAGACAATCGCGCACCGATTGAGCAGGGGATGGAGTGTTGAAAAGGCGCTGCTAACTCAACCATGGCAGGGCAACAATGAATAAATATTTCATGTTTATCTCTATGCTTTCCGTGTCAGCATTGGCTGCTGGCTGTGTTGGTGGTCCTCCAAAGCCCAGCTATGTTTTCGTCCACGATTCCTGTGACTGGGTAAAGCCAATCTACCTGACTGATCACGACATCGACGTTATGGACCTCCAGACGAAGAAAGACATCCTGGCGCATAACAAAGTGTGGAAGGCGAACTGCCAGAAGCAGGAGTGACGCATGCTGCTGTGTTCACATTCAATCGCGGGTAAGTTTCCATACCCGCCAAAAAGAGAGAAACCGATGAGCGAAGCTAAACCGCAGGACGGCACCACCGTTAAAGGCTATCGAACCCTGACCGCTGACGATATCGCGCAAATGAATGGCCTGAAAGAAATTAGCCGTGATTTCTGCGAGCAGTTGGAACTTGAACGCACACATCTATCTTTGCAGGTCGTGGAGGCCAACTCTGAGGAGGCTAGCGAACGTTCAGAGGCGCTCCGCTGTCTGGCAATCGCGCGCACCAAAATGCAGGAAGCCTGCATGTGGGCCTGTCGCGCTGTAGCGCGTCCAGATGCCGACTGTTAGCCATTACAAAGCTCACCTGCTGGTGGGCTTGATAATTGTTTTATCAACCAGATGTAAAAAAGCCCCTGTTAGGGGGCTAGAGGATTATCAGTTTCAATTGCTATGAAATATTACTTCGCGCAATAGACGCGTGCTTCACGAGGGGTGTAGATGCCGAAGGTGACAAATCCCAGCAACCCATTCACAAAAGTCTGTTGAACTTCAGTACGAACAACTTTATCAGCACCACCGCAAACCTGAGCAGCATCAATTTGCTTGGATTGACCAATCCCGCTAACGAAGAAATGATGTGTCGTAACTTGCTGTGGCGTAGTCGTTATGCCTTTGTTTACTGAAAATGATTGTTGAGCGCAGCCAGAAACAGCTGCGGCAACCAGAGCTACCATAATTAGCTTTTTCATAAATGACCTTATTGTTAGTTTGGTTCGCAAAAATAATGACATGTATCATTAATTTATACATATCAGACCAGTAGTTTAACTTAGATTTGTTCTACTTCCCTAGTGATTAACTATCAACATCATCCATTGCTATCGTCAGACCATCCATTATTACGAATAAGATAATTAATAAACTTCCCAGAGGAAAATTATGCAGGTCACTATTGATGGTGTCCCGTATGCGCCTGCCAGCATCATTTCATCGCGGATCGGTATTGCAATAACGACACACCAGCGCGCCGACGTTTTGAAACGAGCGCTTGCACAGCACATGATGCACCTGCCGGCCGGTGCGCTGGTGGTGGTTGTCGATGATGGTTCAAAACCTGCAGCGGTAGTGCCACACGGCGTGCAGCTGCTTCGCCATGAAACATCACTCGGCATTGTTGCTTCGAAGAACGCCAGCCTGTCAGCCATGATGGATGCCGGGTGCGAGCATCTTTTTCTGTGGGATGATGATGCCTGGCCTATCGCTGATAACTGGCACCTCCCTTACATCGAATCACCCGAGCCACACCTGGCTTACCAGTTCCTCGATCTTGCTGGCCAGAATAAGCTCAATGACCTTTCGGTGCTTTACCGTGACGATCAGCATGTGGCGTACACCGGGCAGCGCGGAGTGATGCTCTATTACCACCGTAGCGCCATCGAGAAGGTGGGTGGATTCGATCCGGTTTATGGTCGCGGCATGTACGAACACAGTGACCTCGCGCTACGTATCCATAACGCTGGCCTGACGACGTGGGCTTACGGTGATGTGGTCGGTTCAGAAAAGCTAATCCATTCTCTCGATGAGCATGAAGCCGTAGAGCGTTCGGTACCGCGTCCCGCCCGACAGGCGCTGGTGGAACGTAACGTGAAGATCCACAACGAACGGCGTGATTCCGGGTTTACTGGTTACGTTGAATACCGTCAGCAGCGCGATGTAGTTATCACAACGCTGCTCACCAGTCAGCCTGACCCGCAGCGCGGCACGAAAATGGCGGCCTCGCCTGACATGCTGAGCAAATGGGCGGCCTCGCTTCGCCAGTGTGGGCGTATAGCGCTGGTGGATGAATTACTGACGGCCCCGGCCGATGTTGAGCTGTATCTCGTACCTGACGTGAAGATGAATGTCTACTTCCGTCGCTGGCTGCACATCTGGCAGCACCTGCGAGAACACCCTGAATACCGGTTCGTCTGGTGTACCGATGGTACCGATGTCGAAATGCTTCGCGCGCCGTGGGAAGAAATGGAAGCCGGAAAGGTGTATGTCGGTTCAGAACCAAAGACCTACGCCGATACCTGGGCAAAGCAGAATCATCCGGAGCGCATCTATCAGGAGTTCATTGAAGAGCATCGCAACGATGTGATGCTAAACGCTGGGCTGCTGGGTGGTACCCGCGCTGATGTTATGGCGTTCGCTCACGGCATCATCCGACTTTACTACCGGATCGAGAGTTATCGTTTCTGGAAGAAAGAACAGGCTGGCGCCGCGGTGGGCGACATGCTGGCGTTCGGCATTGTTGCGAAGTCATTCGCTGACAGGCTGGTCACCGGCCCTCTGGTACATACCGTTTTCAAAACTGATGGCATCGGCAAAGAAACTGCCTGGTGGCGCCATAAATAACAGGAGGTCTTATGATTTCGTATGAGGTTGAGTTCCCGACCCAAAAATCTGTAAGTTTCAAAATTAATGGTTACTCCTCAGCAGAGGGACTGGACTGTAAAACGGTAGAGGCTATTGGCGGTGAAGTCAAAGTACAGCTCGATAAGAAAAACATGTTGACTGTACCTTATCGTGAAGACATTACAGCAGACTTTACTCTTGAAGGTTACAAGCAGCGCGCTGAAACTCACGCGAAAACTGTAATCGATCAGATTGTGAATGCGGCTCAGCACCGAGCCGCCGACGATTTAATTCAGGAAGTTACGAACGCGATTGCTTCTTCTGAATTATTTTCTCAACTCTCTCAATCGCTTCGTGAGCATCTGGGGCAGATGAAATTTCAGGCGGTGTAACCTCCTTCAGTACATCCATCAGAACGTCCCCAACATTCTGTTTTGGTGACAGCTTGTTAACAGCTTCAATAATCAAAGAAAAAACCAGTTTATTGGTGGCTTTTTCAATCTTTAATTCACGTTGTAAATCTGCAACTGCTTTTTCCAGTTCTGACATGGAGCTCATGGGTATTTTCCTTATCGGAGGTAATCAGCTATCCCCCCGCGACAGAGTGCGGCAGTGTCCCACCACTGACGGGCTGAATGCTTACCTTAACCAGGGTTAAAGCGGAGCAACACCCTGATATTCAGACAGTAGCCGCCATCGTGCGGCTTTTTTATTGGAGATTCGCTGGTGGCTGAAGAGATTAAGTTTGTGGTGGTCGGCCATGTTTCTCGCATAGTTCATGCACAACGTCTCGCTGCGATGCTGGATGCCCATCTGCTTATTGATGACGGTAACCACGGTGCGAACTGGAATCATCGGCGTGCGCTTGAGTGGACAGCAGAACAAACCTGCCGGGTAGTTGTTGTTGAAGATGATGCGATGCCAGTGGACTTGTTCTTCACTTCAGTCACGAGCTGGCTTAACCGCTTCCCGGAATCGCTGGTGAGTTTTTACCTGGGCACTGGCCGACCACCACAGTATCAGATGCAGGTAGCCGAACGTCTGATTGTTGCTGACAAGACACGGTCTGACTTCATCACGCTGCCGCGCCTTATACACGGCGTGTGCTACAGCGTACCGCCTCAGCATATTGAACGAGTCCTTTCTCGATGGGACAGCAGTAAGCCAGCCGACTATGCAGTCGGGGATGCCTATGGCGGCGCGGTGGTTTATCCGTGTTACTCGCTGGTGGATCATGCTGATGGTGAGCCTGTTGAGCGTCACCCTGACTCAGCGCCACGTACAGAACGCCGCCGGGCGTGGAGGTTAGCCTGATGCCTGCGTTAATACCGAGAGCATGCCGCAAGCGTGGCTGCCCCGGCACAACCACAGATCGCTCAGGATATTGTCCCAAACACATCAACGAAGGCTGGCAGCAGCATCAGCGGGGACAGAGCAGGCATCAGCGAGGCTATGGCAGTAAGTGGGACAGGCTGCGCCCAATCGTTCTCGGCAGAGATAAACACCTTTGTCAGGAATGCCTGCGAAATGGAAGGTATACACCCGCTGAGACGGTGGACCACATCACCGCCAAAGCAAATGGGGGGACCGATGACCTGTCCAACCTCGAAAGCCTCTGCAAGCCTTGCCACAGGGCGAAGACAGCGGTCGAAAGACTCAAATGACATCAATTCTCATTTGAATCGACAGAGAGGGAGGGCGGGTTGAAAGTTCAGGAACGACGCGCCAAAGGACCGCCGCCTGACCTCTTTTCACATCGCCGCAGGTTAGAAATCTTTTTTATGGGGTCCCCCATTCGATGATTAATAGGAGTTTTCGATTATGTCTGGACCACCGAAAACCCCGACCCATCTACGTTTGGTGAGGGGTAACCCATCTAAACGCCCGATCAAT